TTCCGTGTGACGTGTAGAGCATCACGCGGTCGTCTGTTGTCGCGGTGTGGAATGACATCGCTCGCGCTAGGTCATAGGCAAACGAGGTCATCACCGTGTCCCTTGCGGGGACTAAAATCGCAACCGAGCGGCTCATACGCGACCCGCCCGTGTTCTAAATAACTGGTTGTCTCTATCGTTCAACCAGGCTTTCATCTTCTTGGGATCGTCAATGATCCCCTGCTGCTTGAGCTTGTAGAAGAGTGCCATCGGGATCGACGCCACCTTGTTCCACTCGCCCCACCGCGCCCGTTCGTCGGTCGCGGCATACTGCTTTTTGTTCTGCTCAATCAGATCGCCGACTTCAAAGACCGTCTCAATCGTGGCCTCATCTTTGTCGGCATCGTAGTGCCACCACTTCGTGGTGCCGGTATTCGGGTCGTAATCAAATAGACGTTTGCCCGATGAATTCATGTGATCCTCAACTAAGGGGCGACGGCACCATTGCCGCCGCCCCCGAGTTTACATCACTACGATCAAGTCGTGGTGAGGTCAGCGGCGAGACCGTGCGCGGCCTCGGTGTTGACCTTCAGGCCCCACTCGACGAGGATCATGCGCTTCTCGGCGTCGCCGGTCTTCGCAAGTTCCACGGTCTGGAAGGGACGCAGGAAGGCAACGCTGGCGTACTCAGGGTCGAGCACGAAAGCATCACGCTCACGCTGGAAGCGGTTGGGGACAACCGACACCGCGCCGAAGTCGCTGACGTAAACATCGGCGGCGCCGATGATGACGCCCGGCTTGTTGCCGGCAACATCGCGACGGAGTTCCGCGATACCCGCGAAGCCCGAAACGCGCTGCTTGTTGACAGGGCCAACCATGAGAATCTTCGGCGTACCGCCAGCGGCCCACACCTTCTGAATCACGCTCTTGAGAATCGTCTCAGTGAACGTGCGCAGGTTGGCGTCGGTCGCATCCGTGCGGGTCGCGTTCGGCTGCGTGGTGTACGACGGATCAGCGCCGCCCGTGCCCTTGTCCGTGTTGGACTTGATGAAGGCAAGGAGCGAGCCCGTCTTACGGAGCGCCGAACTCACACCAGCAGAGCCGCCATCGGCCTTCTGGTTGCAGAGCATGATCGACTCCATGTCGCGCTTCAGTTCGGCAGAACGCTTGGCAAGCTGGTAGGCCAGTTCCGAGCGACGGCCAGCCTTGTCCACCGACTCGAGCGTGCCCGAGAGGATGAGCGTCTTGCGGCTGACCTGCGTGTAGTTGCCGATACGAACCGTCGCCGTGGTCGAGTCGTAGGACGACACGTCGTCGCCTTCGACCTGCGCGTTGGTCGTAGAAGCCGCAGCGAGGGAGTCCGTCTGCCACTCAAAGTAGGTGTTCTTAACATTCTCGCGACCGATGTTCGACATGAACGGGGTCTCTTCTGGCGAGATGTTGTAGATCACATTCGAGAGCGACTCACGAATGCCCTTCGCGGCAAAAGTGTCAAAAGTATTAGCTGTCTGTGACATTGTTGAAAATTCCTCAATCTAAAAACTGTTCAAACACAGCAGCCGCATCTTTGTGGCTGCCACTATTTGCGAGTCTAGAAAGAGCCGCCTTGGATGCTACGACCTTGGATGACTGCGGCGTTGAGGCTGCACCGGCCTTCATAGGACGGGCCTTCTGCATGATCTTTGGACGCATCTGATCGCGTTTGCTCATCAGTTCGTCAAAGAGCATGGCCTTACGGAGTGCCACCACGGCTCTTGCATCGTAGATGTCCGAAATCTCCTCGACACTGAAGCCGAGTTTCCCGGTTGCATATTCCACGATCTTCGCCTTCTCGGTGCGCGCCTTCTCGGCATCGCGCCACTCTGGCAACACTTCAAGCAGTCTTGAGCGCTCGGCCTCTAGGGTCTTGCTCTGCTCAATCTGCTCCTCTTCCGCCTGTTTCTGCTCAAGAGCAGCACGCTGGGCTTGCACCCAGTTCATCTGCTCCTGTCTCGTGCGCTGGATTTCGCGCTGTCTCACCCACTCAACCGGGTTCTCTTTGTAGAGACGATCCCAGTCGATCTCAGGCGGTTGCAGCGAGCGCATCTGCGCATCGAGCACTTCCAAGGTCTGTGCATACCGTTGCCGCTCTTCCCGCGCTGCCGCTGCCTCTGCTTCGGCCTGTTTACGGGCCTCCGCAATGGCTTGCGTCTTACGCGTGTAATCCGCGGTGCGTGAGTAGCCTTTTAGAAGCTCGTCCAGCGGCACCTCGACTTCTTCCCCGTCAACCTTGACGCGGAATGTCTGGGCCTGCTGGGGTGCCTCTTCGGCCTCCTCATCGCCTTCGGTTTGCTCCTCGCTTTCGGTAGCCGACTCGCTGTCTTCTACCTCAAGCTCCTCTTCTACACTTTCAGTTTCTTGCTGCTCGTTTTCGCCTTCATCGGCGGCGAGCATTTGCTCGAAAACATCCTGCGTAGTTTGTACGTTTCCCGGGGGTACACCCGTGCCGGTTTCGCTCATAGTTCTATTTTGCGGGATTCAAGCGACTATTTCCTGCCGCTGATCTTGTCTATGTCCCGCTTTGCCATCGTGCCATTCTCAACCACGATTCGCAGATGGCGTTGGATTTCTTCAAGAAGCCCCACGGCAAGCCACAGCCGCTCGCGCTCTTCTTGGTCGGCGGGCTTACTCTGCCGCCACGCCTTGAGGTACTCAGACTCCAGAACGGCAAAAGCCTCCACGAGCATCGGGTGCTCGAGGAGGTCTTTGGCTTCCTGTCCCTTGCGGGCGTCGATGTAGGGATTGCGTTCGTTCAAGCGAGAAGGCCGCCTTTAGGTTTCTTCATGGCTTTCTTCAAGAGTTTACCACCCTTGTCAGCCTTGTTGAATTCCTTGGCGACTTTCATCGGAATGCCGACCTTCTTGGCGAACTCCTTGGAGTGCGCGGCGGCGGCCATGAGGCGGGCTTGTTTAGCGGATTTGCTTGGCATATTTTACCTTTTGATTATCAATCTATTTGTCGGTACATCATAAGACTCATAAGGAAATGTACTCCGACGCTCTGCAGGCGTCATCTTCTTTCTTGCCTCAACGGCCCTAGCCTCTGCTTCTCCGGCCAATCTAACGTATTGTTGTTGAGGCGTTGGAAATAATTTTAATGCCTCGTTAAATTCTTCTATGTCATCAAGATATGCCTTAACCTGAGGATCAACCTCAGCAAGTTCTTTAGCCGCTTTCATTACTTTTGGATGTGAAACAGAAACCATTTTTCCTTTACTGACAGGGAACCCAGCTTCTTGTAGTTTTTGAGAAATTGCCATTTCTCTCATGTCTTTTTTGAAAGCAATCTCTTTTATATCTCTAGGCATTGCTCTTTGCCTAAAATCCTTTGGACTCCCACCAGGAGCAAACCCCTCAAAATCTTGAACTGCGTGCTGAAACTCATGGAGCATCGTTGATGCTAAAGCCTCTTCATTAGGGGCTTGTGCAATAATTGATCCTGTTTCTGGAGACTCTCTTCCAGATGCGCGCTGAAATTCTCCTCTTACTGTTGGAGATTTAAGGCCTGTTTGGCTGATCGACGCAAATTCTGGATAAGCCTCAGCAAATTCAGGGTGCCTTAAAGCAGAAACTGATCTTCTCTCCTTTGACGGAGGAAGATGAGTAAATATTCCAGTTGCCTCTAAATCGCTAATTTCTTGACGGAGAGCGCCCTCAGGCCCTCTAAAAGTTCCTGTTTCTCTCCAAATTTCTTCTGGTGAGGCCCCTAATTTTTCCATTTCCTCAGCACGTTTTGCTGCGACTGAGTCCCATTTTTTAGATTTTTTACCTATAAATATATCTTTTTTTACTGCGCCTGCCAGCCTCCCAAACGGCACAAACTCCGTCGCCGCTAATGCAGCCGCAGCCGGATCATTAGCGCGACGGGCGCGCTCAATGTCACGCAGCGCCATGGCTTGACCGATACCCGGGACAAACCCCAAGGCCATCTCAAGCGCCTGCTGCGATGCTGGCACGTTTTCCTGCGGGTCAAGCGACAAAAGGCTACGCGCAGTGCGTTGAGCCTGCGGTAGCACTTCATCAAACAGCAGCCCTGCTGATTTTTTCTTACTTGCCACCCTTGCGCTTCCTGTATCGTTCAAGCAACCGTCGCCCCTTGGCAACGGCGCTGGCCTTATCACCCTGATGCCCCCACGCCTCAAGGCTTAACTTGAGACGCGTCTTGTCGCCCTGCTCGTCAAAGAGCAGCCCCGGCATTGAGCCCATGCGCGTCAAGAATGATCCTTTTCGACGCATCTCCTGCGGCGAGTCTGGCGCACCTTTCACGGGCGGCTTCAGCGTACCGCCAGTCTGCGCCTTGTATGACGCACGACCTTTGGCGTTGAGGCCGCCCTTCTTGGACTTGCCTTCTGATCGCTGCCAAGCGGGAGACTTCATTTAGGCTCTGCTCATTCTCGACCTAGCAGCGCGAAGCCCAGCCAGTGCTTGTACGCTGGCTTGCGGCATCTCAACCGGAGCAGCCGAAATATCCGGCGGCAGCGGCGGAGGCGCGGCAGGCATCTGCGGCGGCATCTGGAACTGCGGCATTGGTTGCGGCATTGGTTGCGGCATCGGCTCAGGCTGCGGGGCTGGTTGCGGCGGCATCTGGAACGGCATCGGCTCAGGCTGCAACATCGGCGCTTGAGTGAACTGCTCAACCTGCTGCGGAGGCGGCGAGAATTGCGGCATCGGCTGAGGCATGGGCTGAGGCATAGGCTCAGGCATCGCCTGCGGCATGACCGGCTCATTCATCGGCATCGGCTGCGCTCGCATCTGCGGCTCAGGCTGCGGCATCGACTGCAAAGCCTGCTGCATTTCCTGCGGGTTTATCTGAAAGCCCTGCATGAATTGAGCGATGTTGTTTTGATCTGGTTGCGGCATCGGCGCAGGCGGCGGAGCAGACTGTATAGGCTGCTGCGGCTGTGCGTACTGCTCAGGCATCGGCTGCGGAAGCGGCTGCGGCATAGGCTGCGGCTGACCCTGCTCTTCTTGCCCAAACTCGTTACCAAGGAAATCGACAAAATCTTGCATAGCACGGCGGCGTCGTCCGCCACCGCCACGACGGCCACCGCCCATTCCACCGCCGAAGCCACCCTGCATACCGCCGTACCCGCTCGGGTCAAACGGATTGAAGGCGCCACCGCCGTAATACTGCTGACCGAAGGCTTGCGCCATCATGATGTTCGGATCAGCGGCTTGACCGTAGGGGCTCTGGGGCTGGCCGTAGAAGCCGCCTTGATCGACACCGCCGAAGCTGGTGCCGTAGCCGCCCATACCGCCGCCAAAGGGGTTGAAGGCTTGACCGGGCATACCGCCACCGCCGTAGCCACCGAAGCCACCCATGCCGCCGCCGTAGCCACCCATGCCGCCACCTTGAGCGAACGGGTTATAGCCCTGCATCTCGTTGGCAAACGGGTTATAACCGACCTGACTGCCGGCACCGCCATAGCCACCGCCTACGCGGGTAAACGGGTCAGCACCGGGAGGCAGTGCCGGTAAAGCCTGCAGTTCAGGCTCCTTCTTTTTCTTTCCCTTGAATACCTTGCTCATAAATCACCTTATGCCGTCAAATCGTAGAAAGCCAAAGACCCAATCGCAGAGCCGGTGCCGCTCAGAATTCTAACGGCCACGGTGTACACGTCACTCGTCCCGGCGATTGTCGATCCGAGTTGCATATCGAAGTTATAAACCAAGTCATTCTGTGACTGCACGCCAGATTGGTT